GGAGATGAAAATTTGGAATGTAACGCATCGTGGTAAAAAAGTTTATCAAGTTGTTATTAAATATGAAGATCCTAACGGATTAACAAAAATAAAAAAATTCTTACATCCTAAAAGGTACATTGCTATTGAGAATGCTACTAAATGGGAAAAAGAATATAAGAATAAAACACCATCTTTAAGTGATAATGGCTATACTATTGGTCATGTGAATACCAAACTTGAAAAAGAATGGGATAAGAGAATAGAGCTTAAACGTCTTGATTTTTTTGATCAAGAAGGTTTAGAAGAAGATACTGTTGAACGATATAAGGACAGTAGAAAAGCTTTATTTAAAATACTTGGTAATGGTGATGAAAAACAAGCAATTCACTTTCCATTATCGAATATTACTTATGAATGGTACTCTGATTTTTTAGATGATATGTTTGCAAAGCATAAATTCTCTAAATCAAAAGCAAAAAGAGTAAGAAACTTTTTAAATACTTTGCTAACAAAAGCAGAGCAATTAAACTGGTTTCAATCTCCACATCATAGATATAAAGAGAAACCAACACAATATAGACCATTGCATCAACCAAGAGCAATGACACCGAAAGAAGCGAAAAAATTACTTATAAGTTTGGAAAACACATTTAATAGTGCATTAAATCGTGATGAAATCGGTGATTATTCTGAGAATGGATTTGCTCACAAATTCCAGGAATTGTCATTTATTTATATAATTCAATATCCAACTGGCATTCGATGGGGTGAAGCAGCAGGTTTATCTTACGAGGATTTTAATTGGCATAACTTAACTATTACAATTAGAAATTCAAGAAATGTTAGAAATAGCAAAATAACACCCACAAAAGCTGCAAAATTGCGTGTCGCTGATGCTATGATGGGTGAAAGAATAGTACCAATACCGAAAAAACTAAAATATTTCTTTGACACATATACTCGTCAGAAATCTATAAAATCAGGTTATTTGTTTGATGTCGGTTATAAATACAGTTTAGATTATCTTAAATCTAAATGTGATAAACTTGGCTTTGATAGTAGTATCGTTGATACAAAGATGTTTAGACGATTTATTATATCAGAATGGCAAAAAAGCGGAGTTGATTCAAGAACAATAGCACTTCGTGTAGGTCATAACGATACAAAGACACAAATTGGCTACGCAACCTTTTCCGATCCTAATGCACAGCAGGATATGAGCAAATTGATAGCTAGAATTTACTAATTAACTTGGGAGGTCTAATCATACAGACCTCCTCCTTAAACCTCATTCTCGCTTAATTTATAGACACTTTTTTAGAAACATTTATGCAAATTATGGAGTTTTCGTAAATATCTGACTAAAGTTGATGCTTGTACCGTTCTTTCGTTCTCCATCGATGGATATAGTTTTTTCACTCTAAAAGTTTTCATATCTTTGTAAAAAATTAGCATGGCAGGAATTTTGCTTTGCCTAGCCAACTTCATTGTTGCCGTACAATTTTTATATGTTTGACCTTTATCGTATGCGTGTTCAATCAGTAATAATGGCTGATAACATTTACTGCATACTTCAACCAAGTCTATATCAACAGCAGCTAAATTATCTATTGTCCTATGCCATTCGTTAAATGGATTACCCTTTTCAAAATAACTATATCTAGGCATTGAGATAACCTATTGCTTTTTTCATTACTCCTGGATCATCATTAAATAATCCTATCGCTGTATTGCAATTTGGACAAAGCACTCCTCGTACTTCTCCTGATTTATGACAATGATCTATTGATAATCCTTTTACAAATTCTTTTTCATTTCTTCCGCAACATTGACATTTTTTTATTGCATTTAATTCTTCATATTTTTCTTCTGTAATTTTGTACGTTGTCATCATTCTTCTTTTTCTGACAAGTTCAGGAAACTTATGATAAAATTCTTTTCTTTCTTTTTTTATTCTTTCTTTATTTTTTAGATAATTTAGACGATCATATTCTCTTTTCTTTTCTATATCCTTTAATCTTATCTCTCTTAATTTTCTTTTATATGCTTCGTGTTTCTCAGGATGTTTCTTCCACAGTTTTTGTCTTGATAATCTTGTTTGTTCGTTTTTACATAAACGACATTGATTTCTTAAATATCCGTTAAATGCAAATTCTGTATGTGGATATTCTTTATTACAACTTTTGCAAACTTTCATTCATCTTTTTTTTTCACGATGCTATTTGGTAAAATACTTAGTTTGTTTTTAAGTTCGATATTTTCAATACGCAGTTTACTATTCTTATCGTATGCTTTTTCTAATTGTTTGCTGATAAATTTTAAATTAGTTTTTAATTCTTTTATTTGTTCTTCAGGATCTTGTTTAGGCACTTATCCTTCCTTTTTCTGTAAGCTCTATACTTCTCCTGGTATTCTTTAACTTGGTTATATAACCTCGCTTTTCTAAATAGTTGCAGCTATTGAAAACACTTGTAACATTTTTAATTTCACAACCTTTTCCTATCTCTTGTAATGTTGGAGAATAACTATTCTCATCCCAAAACTTATTGACATATTTTAATATTTTACTTTGTCTTGGTGTCATTTTCTTTTCTTTTTTTTCTTTAATGATTTTGCTAAAGCTCTTTTGCTTTGTGGCACAAAAAATTCATGTTCTTTTAAAAACAATTCTGTCAATGGACTTGCTTGTTTTTGACTTGTTCTAGCTACTTTAGAATTGTTATTTATATTATTAAGATTTTTTCCCATTTAAAACCTTTTTTTTATATTCAATTAATTGCACTACTTTTTTTTCTATTTGTTTTGGCACACGAATAATTGGTAATGGAAATTGATCCCATCCATATTTTTTACGCAATATTTTTTCAATTAAATCTGTGTTCATAAATCACCATTCTTTTTCATTTGTAGTGCGTTGGTCATAGATAGATATGCAGCTCCATCTATGTAATTATCTCTATTGTAAGTATCAGGATTAGATGCTCTTGCGATCTTTACACCTGCCATACACAACGTAACCTGGTCAGCTCGTATAGGTGTTTTTAAAATAACACTCCATATCTTTGCAATATCATCGTGGTTTTTATCAAACTCTCCGTAGATATTTTTTCTTTCACCACTAACCAGGAGATCAGCTTGTTCAAGAACTTCTGTAACTTGATTGTATAAATCCATTATAGATCTTGTTCTCGCTTATCTAACATTTGTAAGCCAATATATTTATTACCACTTTGACTTTCATTTTTATAACCTTGTAATTTTATTGTTTCTCCTTGTTTAACATCACGAGAAACTCTTATAGATCCGTAGTAATGATGCTTTGCGTCAGCATCTTTGTTTGGCATTATATTTCCTTTACCTTCTTTTAGTTCAAATTTTTCACTCATATATCCCATCCATTGTCTTTAGGTTTATTGCGATTAATTTTTTCTTCGTGATTTTTATAAACTCCTTGTAGCTGCTCGTTACTATCTATTTCATTTTTATATTTTGTATAAATAGAACGAAGTTGTCCAAGATGTTTAGATCCATCAATAGCATTACTTATCATAGTAAAATCACTTAAAGATACTTCAGAGGATTGATCATCTTCTTTTATAGGAGGAATATGATTTTTATTCTCCTCCGAAGTATCACTCGCATCGTTATTGTTAGTGGAGTCAACAAACCCTTTGTTGTTCTCCATTATTTGCATCTCATCCGCAGACGCAAATTCCGTACCTGTCAAATCTAAACAAGCTAATGCTCTACCAAGCGATGATGTTTGGCAATTTTCCATTGCACTTGTTACATTGATATGATTAGAATCTCTAAATTCTTGTGCTAATCCACAAGCTAAAAATTTATTTTTGTAAAAAATTTCTGTTTTAACAATTACTGATCCAGGTAAAAATTTATGAATTTCTTTACCGTTTTTGTCTATATAATTAAAAACTTTTGGATCGGTTAATTCATAAGAAGAATGATAACTTACATCTAAACCAAAGTGCTTTCTAAAAATAGAATTTCGATCCTTAACATATAAATATGATTTGCCTTTTATTTCTTTTGCTTTTATTTCAGAATTTCTTACTTCATTAATTGCATCAAATAGTTTTTTATTATCGGCAGTTTCAGTAGCCATATAACTCCTTTGCTTCGTTAAAATATTTATCTCCAATGTTCCACCAAAATTTTAGATTGCCATATTCATAAAAATTTGGCTCTATAACTTCAAATGGGTTTTTAAGTTTTGCAACTTCTTGTTTCTTCATACAATTAACAACTAACTCGTTGAGTGCAGCTTTATGATCTTTTTCACGAATATCATAAACTTTATGGTCTTTTGGTGTTGCTTGGACTATAAATGTTGGGATTTTGGTTGCATGATAATACATTGATGCTTGTTGCAAATGACTTTCTTCTGGCTCATCTTTTAACTCAGGAAAAAAATAACTATGTGTGCCATCTTTTTTCTTTGCACCTCGTTTGCTCCATTTTGTTTTTAATTCAACAAGAGCTGTTGGAGTTTGAATGTCTGTTCTTCCTATTATTGGAATTACTAATCGTGGATCTTCGTAACTAACATAATATTCAAAAACTATTTTTGTTCTTTTATCATCCCATTTGATACCAATATCTTTTAAACCTAAAAAAACTTTTTTAATTGTTTCATTTATAAATTCTTTGTCGTTCTTCCATTGCATTTCATCTTTCTTATCATTCCATTCTTTGTAACCGTCATAATGAAATATTGGTCTAACCCTGCCTGATATATCAGCAGTAACACTATCTCCTGCAAGAACTCCACAACGCATTTTAGAACTACCCTTCATCTTTCTTCTTTTTTCTTGGTTGCAATGAAGGTATTTGTAAATCCAAACATCAAGAGGTGTTGTTGCTTGTGTAGGTGAAAAATGGTCTAATCCACGATCCATGAAGTAACTAGGTATTATTTTAGATATGTTTGAAGCTACTGTCGTTTGTGCCATCTTAGGCATTTATTATTATGAAAAAAATTATAAAAAAAGTAAAAATTAATATGAAATAAAATAAAAAGTGAAAACAATGTGAAATAGATGTGAAAGTGTTGGGGAAAGATTTATGGATAAGTATTTTTGATTATTTTTTTTTATGATAAATAATTTTTATGAATTTTTTGGACACCGCAAAAAAATTTTCTAAAAATTGTTATTTTGTTATATGGAAAGATCCACGAGAAGGCGATGGGGTTTGGAAAACCAATTGGGATGGCAAAGCAGCTATTAATATAAATGTTGGTTGGATGGAAAAAAATCCAAATGATCCTTCGGAGTGGGTATTATTTTGTAGCAAAGATACAGACGAGGATTGCACCGAGAGAGGAACAGAAATTTATATTCCTGAAGGTTGTATTTTATTCCGAGTCCAGGTCAACATTAGTGAAGAAGGAGAACACTTTGAAAGCCAAACAATTATTAAAAACTAAAAAAGAAAAAGAAAGTGCTGAACAATTAGCACGAACATACATTCGTAATAAAGGAACGCATTACTCCGAAATTGTTAGAGAAACTGGGATTTTTTGGCAAGGTTATATTGATGATTGCCTAAAAGCTGCGGAGAATGAATGCTTGAAAAGTGGAAACTCGTTGGAAAGATCTTAAATAATAAAACTTTTAGTATAGCCGATATTAAAGTCGCTTATTGGATATTAGATCATTACAACTTTAAAAAGAAAGAAGTATACCCAACGAATAGGCGATTAGTACAACTAACAGGTCTTACGTTACGTCAAGTCCAATACTCCACAGCCAAATTATTAAGGCATAAGCTTGTGAATAAGTTGTTAATAAAAGGTAAAAATCACTACAAATTGACGTTTGATAAATTCCAAAACTACGAACAAACATTCATTTCAAAGCCAATTACTACGAACAAACCTTCACCTCCTACTAAACCTATTATTAATATAGATATAAGTAAAACAATTAAGAAGTTCGCAAAGAATTCTAATCCTTACTATAAGCAGGTTGTTAATAACGGTCTTAGTTACAATCAGAATATGGAAAACAAATATATTCGGTTGATGAGTAAAAAACTTTCACAACATCGTTACAATGAATGGTTAGAGCAAGTTTCAAATAAAAATACTAAACAAGAAGCTCTCTCCTATGCAAAACACTTATGCGGATAACTGAACACGACTTAGATCAATTATATTATGATGCTTTTTTAACGGATCAACGAATGCCTAGTGCTACTCGTAAGCAAAAATTGACGTTTTGGATGGATATGAATAGGATTGATTGGTTAAATTATGGCGATAGTGAGCCAAAAATAAGCTTATCTCCTCGAAGTATATCTCGTTGGGAATTAGCATTAAAATTAATTCAATTAATAAATAATGATGAAGATCGCAAAATAATATGGTTAAGAGGTAAACGATTATCCTGGAGTAAGATTGGAAGATTGACGGCATTGGATAGACGTAAAGTAAAAAATAAATACAGCGAATTATTAATGACGATCATTGCAAGAATAAAACAAAACTTTAAACTAAAAGAAAAAGAAAAAATATATCGCTTGATTGCTCCTAAGTACGAATAAAAAAAATATTTTTTTTTGTTGACAGTTTTGACAATTTTACTCTATTTTATTACTAGACTCGAAGAAGTTTCTTTTTTTTCCAAATTATTATGAATAAAGTTATAAAAGCACAAGGCAGACCGCCTAAGTTTAACCAATCAAGAAACGCAATAAAACGAATTCTTGAAGCTCTTGCAACAGGTGAAAGCATTAGAAAAGCAATAGCAAAAGAAAATTTATCCTGGAATACATTTAGAAAATGGATGAATGAAAAACCAGAATTAAGAGAACAATACGAACAAGCAAAATCAGACGGTATACACTACACTTTGGATGCTGTTGAAGATCAATGTAAAAA